TGAGCGTTGAACTCCTGCTTACTAGCCTGCTCCACGTTTATCACGTTTCCCAATCCTACCTGAGTCTTGGTCACGCCATGAGGGTTGTTGTGGTTGTTCGAATGGGCTTGAAAATCAACTTTACTTGCTTGCTCAACATTCGTGACATTCCCTAGCCCCACTTGCTGTTTGGTGACACCGTGAGGATTATTCCTGTTGTTGATGTGACCAGTTAGGTCTGATTGATTCGCTTTATTTGTTGTTTGGTTGCCAATAATCGCTTCAAGACCGTCAATGTCTGCAACCTTGTGACGATGGGTTGCGTCAGCTTTGTTTTCCCAACGCTGCGCATCCTCTGCTCCAATGATATCCCTTGATCTCCAAGTTTTAACCATCTGTTAGCACCTCCAATTTATACTTGAACCGTGTCGTTGTTTCAATCGGAACGTACACTTCTATCACTGATAGAACAATGCCTGACGCATCTAACAACTCCACTTTCGTAACCTCTCTTACCGAATCTGGTATTAAAAACTCTACAAAAACAAATTGCCTATCCCGTCTTTTTTGGATTGAGACAACTTGATTGCTATTTAATCTAGCTTTGCTTATTTTAGCTAATACAGTATCAGTAATCGAGGTAAATAATGTTTCTTTAATCACTAAATATAACCTCTTCTTCTGCTCCTTCGTATTCAAGAGCTGTCACCCCTACAACTGCATAACCAACTCTAGCAAAGTCTACCGAGGTCTTAAATAGCCGTTCTTTCAGCTTGACTCGTTCAGTTACTGTTGGAATATGCGTATATACCATGTTCGCTGGTTTGATTGCGTTGATAAAAACAACAGACTCTCTGAAAAGTCCGCTCGTTTCTGCACCAGACTCAATCAGTAAGACCTGATTAGCGAAATCTACTGAAGCCTTGTACTTTCCTTTGCCGAAAAGGTCGTCCAATTTGCGAATTAAAAACCACCATGAAAATGGTGGTCTCATATTGATACGCAACAAAACACGCTCTCTCCTCCACTCCAACGTATCGGTTGGGTGGGCAACAATATCGTAGACTTCTTCAAATTTCGTCAACGTAGGAACATCACAAAGCATAATGAACTGATTCTTGATAAACTGCTCTAGCGAGATAGTTCCATCTTTAAATAGAGCATTTTCAACCTTAACCAGCTCTTTCATATCCTTGACGCCCTCGTAGTAATCTGGAACGTATTCAGATAAGTTTACTTCTTTTGCCATTAAACAACCCTCACTGTTCCTTTATACGGCAATTGTTGTAATTGCCCTGTGAAAACAAGCGCTAGATCAGCTTCACGATTGTTCAATTTCATCTTATCAACGTTTGCGATGCCGTTAATAGTCAGTAGCTTAGCCATTAACTGCGAGCGATAGATTTTCATGCTATAGGTGTTGACATCTGAGTATTGCGCCCAGTTCTTTCTCAAGTCTAAGAAATACTGGTCTAGAGCCTTGTCTACCAGTTCTTTTACTTGATTTAGCTGATATCCTGTCATCAACTCAAGTTTAAACTCAATATCAATCGGGAAGCGTGTCGCAGTCGTAACCGTCACACGGTGATTGATAGGAGCAAGTCCAACTCCTTTTCCAGTATATTCAAGTGGATCCAGAACATTTTGCACCTTCTTAATTGTCTCAGTAGATGCCAAGTTTAAGTCGTTGTCTAAAATAACTACTTTAACCGTTCCTGAGCCATTCCAAACTGGATAAACCTGAACTGCACCAACTCCGTCAATTTCACGGACACGCTGAACGTACTCAATGAAATTACCGCCAAACGGCTTCTCATTGACGTAAATCAAGAAACGCTTCCGCAAGTCATCGTCAGTTTCTTCATCTTGACCGGATGTAACAATTTCTCCTAAGACTGCTGTAGCGAGGTTTCTGTAGTTCTCCAAGGGCAAGATATTGCCGTAATAGCGGTTACCGACAACGCCGCTTGTCTCACACTCTACTTCATACTTGCCTACTACATCTGTGGCACGAACAACCTTGTAGATGATTGCAGCTTCATCAAGAGTCGCAAAACGAGAGCCTAAAGCGATTTGTATACCTTCTTTTCTCTCGTTTTTAAACTCCGCAAAGCGTACCGCTTTTTTTGACGGATAACGATGTAGACCGAACTCTTCAACCTTGTAGTCTAGGTATTGGCCAATAGCAGTCTGTGGAAATGTATCTAGCAGTAGATTTTTTAACTGCAAATAAAAACCAGCTAACTCATAACAAGCAGGCGCTAATGCGTCATAGATGATAGAACCTTCCCGTGTATCAATATTTTCATTGACACGAGAAAGAGCGTCATTCATCAGATAATCAAATGTATATTTTTCTAAGAAATCACCTATCATTAATCAGCGTCACCTCCTTTTCAACTTTAAATAAACCGGATATAGTATGGACTTCAAAGACACAAAGCAAGCTGTCCTTGGTTTGCTGCTCGATGAAGAAATTTTGGACACTTTTAATTCTTGTATCGACTAACAAGGCTTGAGAGATTGTTCTCTCAAGGTCAGCTTTTACAAAATCATAAGGCTTTCCAATCAAGCGCTCCAATTCTACTCCGTAGTTTGAAGAGTAGATAACCCACTCAAACCGTTCTGTAAGCAAAATCTTTTCAACTGCTTGCCTCATGGCTTCTAAGCCGTCAATATATCCGTGTATTCTGCCATTTTTCACTTGATAAGTGTAGGATGGCAAAACAACTTCTTCAATGTTTCGTATATCTACCATCTTCACTCCATCCTTTGTAAAACGTAGTATAATTGCCCATTCTGAGCTTTAATCATTAAGACTTTGTCTCCTGCTTCAAGATCACGAAAAACAATCCATCTCTTGTTGTCCCCTTCAGTATCTCCAGTGCGTAGTTCTTTAACCATCGGACTTAAAACTAAAAAGGACTCAGGGATTTCAAGTTTATTATTAACCTTGATTGTCAGAGGAGAAACAGATGTGACAGAACCAAAAACAATGTCTGTTCTGTCTGTCCCATCATCTACTCCTTGCGCCAAAAGGCGTGCTAATAACTCTCCTGCCATTATTCCAGCGTCCTCAATTCTAAATCCATTGTATGCACCTTGTCCCACTTGTGGGTACATTTAGAGATGATGCCAAGACTGTTCTTCTTAATCCCTTCAGACTCTAAATCAGCAAAATCCAGTACAACACTGTTGCCTGCACTGATTCCAAGATGTCCTAAACAAGGAACTTTAAAGGTCTTTTTAGGATGATTCTTAGCTTTCAATAAGAGTTCAGCCTTCTGTTGAATCTGACTCTCATTCATCTTTTCATCCACTTTTTCGTGGTACTGCAGCTTACCCCAAAGAGCAACATTTTTAGAGTCTTTCACAACGTAAACTTCACGCTTTTTACTCTGCTTGTTGTCTTTTGTCAGCTTCACATAGTTATAACTGTCATCAATAGAGCCTTCATAGTCAAAGTCTGTCGCCACGCTATCATCTCCAATTACTAAGTCAGTAATCAGCGAATTTAAGGCTATATGCTCGACTGTACCGAAGTTATCTCTGATGATGTACCACATGCCACCATGAATCAAAGTTAAGTCCAAAGCGTTCTGGATCATCGCAAAATAAGTTTTCTTATCTTCAATTTTCTCCGGACACGTCCAGTTTCCCTCGTCGACAACCTTGTACTCAAGTTCTGATATTTCGCAAATCTTACTAAAGATTTCATGACTCTTAGAGGCTTCAAACACGATTGTGTCAGTGTTTTTCAGATACCTCATTCTGTCATAAGCAGTAACCGACCATTTCTTAGCTGATTTCCGCTTTTTCTTGAAAACTTTTCCGTAAAAAATGCCCTTATCATCTACCTTGAAGCGAATGACGTCCCCAAAGTTACAAGCTACCTGCGAGTCTATGATCATATCAAACTCAAGTTTTCCTGGCTGAAAATCAATACTGGTTTCCCATTTGACACCTCCGACCAACTCAGTGATATCAAAGACTTTACCGTCATTCACATCTTGAATCAGAAATTCCATCATAGGACTTGTACCGAATCAGCAGTAACCCAACCACGCCAACCGCCATCAAGCATAGTAACGTGATAAGGATGCGACCCTTTCATATTGATATAATTGACAAGTCTAGTTGCGTTTGACTCAGTTTGACCAGGCCCTTCTCCGTAGCTATCTCTATGAAGTTGCCCATTAACAAGCACCTTTGCACCGATAGTCACTTCTTTCTTAGTTGAGGGAGCCTGTTCTTTCTGAGGCTGACTAGCTTTCTTCTCTTCTGATACCTTCTTCTCGATTTTTACAAACCGAGCCTTGGCCATCTTGTACTCTTTGAAAGTGATGTCGTAGTAAACATCCTCATGAATACCAGCTTTTCTTTGTTGCTCGAAACTCTCAACCGTCGCAAGCATATTGATACCCACGCCAGAGATAATCAAGCGACAAGGTTCTTTCCCGTCCATGATTTTCTTTAAGAGTCGAACATAGGTTTCAGGCGTTCCTGATTTATTCAGGACATAAGAGCGAAAAGTATCTCTAGGGAAGAATGAAGTGAAAGTAACCTCAGAGAGTTTAGGAAAACTCATCTGGGTTATTTCTCCTAGCGCAATACTCGTTGTGGACTCGTTATTGGCGCTATTCTTCGTTTTTAGCTCTTCTGGATTGACAGGAAGTTGTGTGACCTGACCTTTGTACTCTACAAAAATACCAATCGCCATTTCTTTCTACCTCCTACGCAATTCCTAGGTCGCTATCGACCAATCCGATAATCTTTTCTTCAATCTTGCCAACTAGATCATTGATATCTTGTTCAGTAGCGCTATTTTTAGACTCGTAATTGACACTAACTTGAGGTGTTAGAACTTGGTAATCAATGATGTACTTACGTTCTGCAACATCACGCATCATCTTGATATCTTCGTCTTTCAGCTTGACTTCATCTTCAATCTTACCGACGTTACCAATGTTCTTGCCTTTACCTAACTTGTCTCCAAGACCACCAGCACCACCAGAAGGAGTACCAGCTCCTGCTGGCGTTTGGTTCATTTGGTCAAACTTAGAAGCAAGTTCGTCTTGACCTTTCATCTTATCAGCGAAGCCTTGCATAGCATCACCAACGCCTTGACCAAAAGCCTTAGTACCACTAAAAGCATTGCCAGCAGTTGAGAAAGGATTTGCCATCCCATCCCACAAACTGCCTGGAGTTATCATGTTAGCACGCATGCCGTCAAAAGATTCATAATCATCAGGAGCCTCTCCTGGATTAAACATCTCTCCCATAGCACGGATACCATTGGCAAAACTACCGTCATTGGACATGTAACCCATTTCGCCAACATTACCTAACCCTAAACCGAGTGTATTCAAAGCGTCAATGATCCAGTTGATAGCTTTAATAGCTATATTAGCACCGGCAATAAAGGCATTACCGATAGATTGCGCTACATTGACTACGCCATCAACAAACGTAGCAAAATAATCTAATACAGTTCGAACAAGATTATAAAATAACTTTCTGATGGAATATACCGGGTGCTTAAAGACATTTCTCAAAAACTCTGCAATTGCTACACCAATGTTGTAAATGGCTATGAAGAAATTTACAATCGGTGCAATCATATACATGACAAGATTAATAACGAACATAATAATGTCATAAACAATCGTTCCGACAAAGACAAAGGCTGCAACGATAGCAGCTGCAACGTCTAAGAATGAAATCCCCATAGCGTTTAGAGCTGTACCGATTAATAGCGCAATTCCAATTACACCTATCAGTATCAGCATCAGCAAAGCCCAAGGTGCTCCTGCCATCAAACCCGCTACAAACATTGCAACACCTGCTATAAGAGCAACTGCCGCAAGAAGTGTTAATGCAGTCATGACTATATTGATGTTCTCAGTAACCCAGTTCCAACCAGCAACAAAGAGATTAAAGAGCCATAAAGCTATCTGGCCGATTGCAAACATAGCGGTCTCTAAACCTGCCATGAAGTTTTGTCCAGCGGTACTATTAATAAACTCTTGCCATGCTTGAATTAAAGGCTGAAATGCGTATGAAGCAACGTTACCAATCTGAGTCATCATATCAGCAAAAGTCATCGGCATTTTCGCAAATTCAGCGTTTGTCTCAACTGCTGAACCAAGCAAAGCGTTCTTAAGAGTATCTCCGGTTAGTTGTCCATCTTTAGCCATTGCCCTCAATTGACCAACGCTGACACCAAGGTGTCTAGCTAGTTTTTGGGCAACAAGAGGAGCGTTCTCCATCATAGAGTTAAACTCATCACCACGAAGAACCCCTGAAGCAAGCGCCTGTGTGATTTGAAGCGTCCCTGCTTTTTGTTGCTCTAAACTGGCACCACCGATTTTATATAGCTTGTTCAACTGTTCAGCGAATGCAATAGCTTCATCATTGCTTTTAAAGGCTTCTCCAGCTTGTGAGCGTAGTTTAGCCACTGAGTCTGCCATGATACCGAAGCCAGTCCTTGAGCGTTGTGCTGCCGCCATGATACCGTCTTGGAGTTCTTGGCCTGTCTTAGATCCGTCTTCTATCGTCTTAAGCCTTGCCATGGTCTGAATATAATCATCGCCTGACTTAATCAGACCGCTCATTAAATTAGCCATTTGCCTCAAGGCTTGAATAGCTACCATGAAATTCAAAGCACGAGAAATAGAAGTCATTCGACCAAGCATAGATGTAGCAACGCCAAGGCCACCAACAAGAGGCCCAGGCGAAGGAAGTTTAGGAGCGATAGGTGTCGCCATTTTAGGTGCTACAGGGCTAGTAGTTTTAGGCGCAGTTAAATTCTTAGGCATATCTGCTTTGACTTTAATCGTTGCAGCCTGCGTCATCTTCTTGACACGTCTATCCAACTCGCCGAACTTAGCAATAGTCCTGTTAATCGTACTGTTAATTCGGTTTAAAGGGTTTGAGAAATTATCTCTAAGCGCCAGTGTTTGCATTAATGTAGTCATTTTCTACCGTCTCCTCCTTCCTCTGCTTTTTCTTTCCATTTCTTTGTGTTCCTTTTCTTCTGCCTCTACTCGGATATCGATAAAGGCAAAAATCAAGGCTTTCTCACGTTTAGATAAGCTATCCAAAAAGGACGGAGTCCAGTTGAATTGATGCAAACAGTAGTAAGCATAACTCAACTCTGCGTCCCCGTCCTCTAGTCGTTTTTTGCTTCTTCGACAAGATCATTGATGTCTTCATCAAAGCCGTTGAGCGACTGGATTTCTTGCATTAAGGTAGCATATTCCCCAATCTTCAACATAGCTTTCAAGGTTGCTGCTTCATCCCCAACTGTACGATAAGACTCTTGTAGTTGAGCGTCTTTTAAGTCTGGCGTAACAACACAGGCAGACATCAAAGAGTCAATGTACTTATCGTTGTTGAACTCAGGAATAGCCACACCTTGACGGTTTTTCTTCTTGATTGTCGCACGTTTCTTCAACGTATCGTTTAGACTTTCATCAATACTACGAATGACGAAAGGAGATTTGAAACGCTTAAGGTGTACTTCCTTGGTTTCTTCCTGCTGAACGTTTTCTAGTAAAAAGTCTGAAATTGCCATTTATCTGTCCTCTTTCTAACCTAATTTAGGCGCATTAAATTTTTCCAAGATATCCACATCTTCAAAAGTAAAGTTGACTTCTTCTTCCAAGAAATCTTCCTCAACTTTTAATTGACCCATCACAACTTCATCAAGGTTACATTCACGCAAGATGGTTGTTTGGCGACCAATTGAACTTGTCGCATCATCGTTGGTCACTTGGATATCAAAGAATGTATCACGACCATTCTTCATGTAGTCCAACATCATTTCCTTGAATGTTGAAGTGACACCGTAGATGGTCATCTTACCTTCACCCTTGAAGCCAGTCGCTTTTACCTGCGTACCGCGTTTGTTAAGGGTGCGGACTTCTTCTTTGTTCTTCTTAACTGTCGCTTCAAGTTCCTTGATATAGAACATGAACTCATTTCTTCCGTCGATATGAATAAAAGCGGTACCTTCCTGACCGCTGATTACGTCACGACCTTTTAAAAAAGCCATACTATCTCCTTTCCTACTCTACTGTAACTGTCATGTACAGTTTTTCCATGCTGTCCACTGGTTTCACTTTAACGTTAACCACTACAGACTCTTTTAACTCACCACGTAGCACCTCGATGTCTTCAACTTTGAAGTCTTCAATAGCACCACGAGCCTCAAGGTCTTTGAAGTAGCGAATACGGTTCGCTTTGAACGCTTGACGTCCATCTTCGTTGTTGCTTACTTTACCAAGGAAATACTCAGAGAAAGCATAACGAGTGTCGTTCACGATATCGTCCAAGGTGCGCAAGATACGGTTTTTACGGAAGTCTTGGTTCTTTTCAATCGTGAAGCTGACGTGTGAGTTAATGTCTTGTTCGACTACTGCACGGCCACGACGAGCAGTAAAGACAAACTGCCCTTTCAAGAGAGCATCTTCTGTCTCTGTATGGCTCAAGCGACCCACAACATCAACAGAATCTTCGTACTTCTCATAAGTCAATGATTTCTCAACGCCAGCATTTGCGCTGGCTGCTGCAACCCATACAGTCGCTTTCGTCTTATCAATAACTGTCTTATCAGACAAGATAACACCGTTTTTAACGTTGATTACCGCTTCACTGTCTGCGTCTGAGTCCGCCACAACCAATTGAGCGCCAAGTCCTTCATCTTCACGCATACGTTTGATGAAGTTAATAGCTGCCTTCTTGATAGAAGCGTCTTCTACTGGCAAGGCCATATAGTTAAATTCAACTGTTTCAAGCGCTTTGAAGTATTCTGAGTAGTCTTGGGTTGAGACTGTACCATCAGTACCACCAGTCAATTTAGCACCAGCCACTGCTTGCAGTACGCCTGTTCCTGAAAACTCAACTAGATCATTGTTTTTCAAATCAGCCAAGACTTTTACAGTTTGCGAGTCCATGACCACTGTATCAAGGAATGTGACAACATCAAATGAACTTGGGTCGTCTACGTTTGTTTTAACTGTTACTGTAATGTCATTGCCACGGACACCGCTATATTTAGCTTGAGCCGTTACGTTATCCGAAAGGCTTACGTTTGCCTTTTCTCCTGTATTCAGACGATAAAGCAAGACTTCACTCACACGCTTGAATGCTTCATTTAGCAACAAAAGCTGTGGGCTTTCTTGCTCATAACCTAGCTTCTTAAATAGGTCTTCACCACGTCGGATTTTCATCAATTTCTTTGACTCACCGAAGCTGAGTGCCAACGGTACTGTTACGACACCGTCACCGCCAAGGCGAGTCATTGCGATGTCTTTTGATTTGACGTTGATGTAAGCACCTGGTCTTACTTTATTTTGGCGTTTCCAAATTCCACCTGCCATTAGTTAATCTTCCTTCCTAGTTCGTATTCTAGTTTTGCTCTTGCTTCTTCCAAACTATAAGACTCTTCTGGATCTAAAATAGCTCCCAAGATGTCTTTTTCTCCGTTGGTAAAAGCGCTACTTTCCAAAATGTCCGCAGTAGGGAACACAATTCCGTCTACATTATCCATCTTTTACCTCTTCTTTCACTTTCAATTCACGTTGTTTGATATCTTCCTCTTCTAACTTCAAGCGTGTGCTTGCGTTAAAAATGCAATGCAGAACATTGTCAACCACTTCATACTGACGGTCAAATAAATGAATCGTCGGTAAGTGCAAGAGTTTATAACTCAACTCTTCCTGCATTGCTAAACACTCGCTACGCTTTTTCTTAGGAGGAAAATAAGACAAATCCACTTTAGAACGTACTTTCACATACTTATTGGCTTCTGGAGTGTACTTAGTATCAACCACATGGATAAAAAAACAAGGTTCTTTAAAACCTTGCTCTACTTCATCCAGATAAATCCTGATGTCAGGATATAAGCCCTTGATGTGGCTAACTAACTCCTCGACTAACCGAAAGCCTTTATTTGCCATTTCCTAACACTACCTTTCTCATAAAGCTATCATACTTATCACGGACACGCTTCTCCATATCGCTTTTAGTATCTTCAACCGTTTTATGAAGGAAATATTGCCCTGGAACAAAGCCACCATTGACTGTCTTATGCCCGTACTCAACGTGTGGGGCATAGTAGACTTTGTTATAAACTTTCTGCTTATAAGTCCGTCCAGATACTTCAATACGGCTTTTGGACCAGCCTTTTTGCAAAGTTCCGCCTTGTTTACCATGAGCACTTGCCCAAAATTTGACGTGTTTGCCATCTTTGGTTGTAAACTCAACCCAATGATCCGTATAAACACCAACAGGTGTTCTCTCCTTCACATTAGATTTTAGTTCTGTACCTTCGTAATTCAAGGTCTGTCTCATAAATCGGTCTACTTTCGCATGATTCGCATTCCTGTTGAAGTTGTTAGCAAACTTAGCGAAACTACGATAATCAAAACTGCCACTCATGACTTGCCCTCTAGCTTTATAGCAATTTCTTGATGTAACCAATACTGACCAATAGGCACATTAGAACGTGTAAACACTTTAACGTGCCCATTTCTATCAGTCACCTCAATCTTGCAACCTGCAGGGATATCATAGACAACTGAGCAAAAGAGCTTCATATCATAGCCATTTGCTTGATAGTCGCTCCCGTTCGTTGAACTATTGCTCATTTGCGAAATCCTGCAAGGAATGTCCTCTAATAGCACGCTTTCTGACATACTGGTCAAACCGTCTATTTCTTGCTCTTCATAACCTTTTACCGTCATTTTACAGTCATACAAGCAATCAAAGACTGTCTTAGCATATTCGGTCATAGTAGTTTCCTGAAACGATTCAACTGACGCTTATAGCGCTCAAGTGATGACGGCACTTGTTTCATTCGTTGAATCATTTCATAAGGACTAACCTTCTCGATTGTCGTATCACCCATTTTGATACTCTTAACCGAAAAGTCGTCTGCGTCTGCTTTTTCAGCAAGCACACTTTGCTCCTTGACCTT